CTGATGTAATACCAGTCCCTGATGAACCTCCCATTCTAAACATTGGTCTTTTTAATATTCTATTCATGTTATCCTATGTTACGTTTTGAAATCTTTGCACTGGTGGATTAAATCCTGTGTATATACCTGCTAACGTTGAACCTATACCAAGAGCTGTTTGAATTGGTGTAGGATTAGGTACGTTTGTTGTTGCAAATTGTGCAGGGTATCCACCCATGATCCCTGTAACCTGACTTGCAAATCTATCTAATTGTTCCTGTGGTAGGAATGTAGCCTGTCTTGCTGCCTCTCTTGTAGCATCTGCCTGTGCCTGTGCTAGACTTCTATCTATTCCACCAAGAGCCCCTTGTTGAGCGATATCTGCTCTTTGTAATTGAGGTAATAATTGTGCTAGACCTAATTGATCTCTAAAAGCCTGATCTCTTCTTGCAACAGCCTGACCAAATCCTTGTTGTAGTAATCCTGCCTGTAATGCCGCCCTATTTCTATCAGATGCTGCTCCAAACTCTGCTAACTGCACACCCTCTCTGCCTCCACCAAAAGCTCCTGATTGAACAGCTTGATCCCTGATCCGTTGTTCTTGGGCCTTCGCCTGCCTGTCAAACTCTGCTAATGATGTATCAATAACCTGTTGTTGGTATGGTGACATAAAATCTGCCACTGTCCCTGTCCCTGTTCCAGCACCAGCTCCTGTCAGCTGTTGTGCTGATGTCAGAAAAGGTTGAAAAGAACCAATCCCTGCATCTGCTAGTGTTCTTGCTCTCTGTTCTCTTGTGGTTAAACCTTCAACAGTTGGTGCAAGTCCTGCTAGACTCTGTTGTCTTGTTGTAAATGCTCTTGCAGCATCCTGTCTTGCTGCAAAGTCGGCAGCAGATTCACCCGGTTGTTGTGATATACCAGCCAGACCTGTTGCTACTACTGGTACACCCGATTGGGCTACAACCTGTTTTGCTAGATCTACACCTAGATCTTCTACAAACTGTGCGGGTAAATTTCTTGTAGTTGTAACTGCCATTATAATACTTCCTCTAATCTCTTCGATGTTTGAAACATTGCTCTTGCGCCTTCTAATCCTTGCGATTCCTCAGATACGTTACCCCCGGATTCGAGGTTCTTCATCATGTTATACATAACTTCTGCGCCTTTGTCTACATCTCCGTCACCTGCATTTCTAACAGCATCTGCTGTAAATACAAACTCATTCTTTGATAATCTTGCAGGTACATCGTCTGCTTTTTCCATACGTCCAATAGGCACAAAACCACCCTCAGCTCTTAGATCCATCTCTTTGCCATCCAGATCTAATAGTGGCATTGTTTTCTTTGCTACTGGCTCTTTCATAGATCCACCCTCAGCTCTAAATCTTCTTCCAAGATATTGATCAGGGTTGTCTCTAATAGCTTGTAAATCTAAACCCTCACCTCTTAATATCTCTTGTGCTTCTTCTTCAGTTTCATCACCTGTGCCAAGACCTAATAATGGTAATAGTGATACTGCTGTAATTGCTGCACCTACACCACCGCCTGGAAAATTACTTATTAAACTAGCAAATGGTCCTGCTCTAGTTGCAGCTGCCCCAGCATCTGAAACTGATTTCATAATACCTAATTTTTTAAGAGCAGAGGTTGGTCCAAAAGTTCCAAATAAACCTTGTCTTGCTCCAAACATAGAGCCTGCACTACTTCCAAGCAAACCACCAAAAGATGTTCCAGGTATACCAAAAGCCCCTGCATATAATAGTGCAGCTTTACCTATTGGTGACTTTGCGATCTTCTTGACTGTTCTTGTAGCTTTCTTAACTAGTTTACCCAGACCATACATCTGTCTTGCTGATTCAAAATCAAACTCACCACCTACGACATCAGCGTTCATAATACCACCTTCAGCTCTAAATCTTCTTGATAATTGAAAAGGCTCCTCTGTTTCCGATTCATCTACCACTGGGTCCGTGGTCATTGGTGCTTGAGTAAATGTCGTATCCATAGGAAGAATTATATTGTTATCATCATCATCTTGATTAAGTGGATTACCAGCAGCATCTATTGTGCCTGCTAGTCTAGCTGACATATAATTTTTATAACCTTGTGCAGTTAAACCATATCTTTCTCTCGCTTTTCTTGTTTTTGGACTAAATCTGTAAAAATCTACATTACGATCTAAAAGTTTTTGTCTAGGTTTTTTTAATGCATCAAGTCCCGTACCAATAAAGCCAGGAAAATTACTATCTTTAATCATTAAAGTTTCAAATGGTTCTTGTGCTTTATCTTCTGCTTGTCTTGTAGCAAGATCTCTTAAATCTTGTCTTCTTTTACGTTCTGCTACATCCATTATTCTATCTGTGTATTGTGTATTTTGGTTGCCTCCGCCGCCTCCGCCGTTTCCGCCGCCTCCGCCGCCTTTATTATCACTACCTTTGTCTTCAGAGCCAAAATCACCCCCTTGTAAGCTAGGGAGTCCTGCAGGTCCAATATTAGGTTTACCTTTTAATGATCCATATAAGTTTTTATCTATTAAAATTTGTTCTTCTTCATCAGTTATGTAAGCTAATTTTGCTTTAACGTGATCTGGTTCAGATAACCAAAATTTAGGAGCCGTGACCATTTCTTGTTTACCAAGATAATTGGTTACACCTGCTTGTTTAACAGGTTTTTTAGTGCCTTCTTTTAACATCTGTCTTGCTTGTTGTGCTCTTGTTATCGCCATCGTACCAGTATATTATAAATTTGAGTCACTACCAAGTGGTAAAGACTCAACTGTTAATTTTACACTACGAGAGATATGTTCTCTCTTAGTAGCTGTCTCAGGGTTGTTTACATCATTATCTGCTTCTTCATCAGACATATATTCTTGCCCTGTTTCTAAATTTTTTAAAGTAACTTCACATTCTGGTGTAATCACCAGTGTTCTTTTACCGTTAATGTCTTTGTATTCTGCTTTTGCTTTTTGTTCTATAAATGGCATTAGTCTCTATTTATCTCCAATATTGATGCAATAACGTGTAATTCATTTGCATCTGTTGCTTGTGCCTTTAATACCTCATTTTCTTGTAAAATTAAAGGGTGAGTTAACAGCTCAGTTGTTGATTTTGAGGATATTGTCTTATCTTTAAATAGGTTAAATACTGCAGATGCAGCGTCTGTTATGGTAAAAGTTATATCACATCCTGACCCAGCATCCTCTGTTACCAATATACTTTTAATAATAGCTCTAGAATCGGACGGTGTCGTATATATCGTTGTATTATCTGTAGTAGTTAGATCTACCTTTGCATTTTTATATATATTAGCCACTTATAAACCAAGAAAATCTTTCTTGCTCCTGTTTTGTTTCACTTAAATATGTTGAGTTTAATTGTTCTACAACCAAAGATAAAGTTCTATTTATTTGTTTTTGGTTTGAGAAATCGTATTCTTCTTTTGGTTCTGGTATTCTTACATTAATTTTTGGCATTATCTTCTTCCATCCGGTTGTAAATCTAATCTTAATGTTCCAAATCTCCAAGACTCATTAACTGCATCATTTTCTATTTTAATGCTTACAAATCTACCTCTTGCTCTAGTATCTTTTTTATCTGTTGTTGAGTCTATTGTAAAAGGACTTAAACCTGTTTGTGTTTCTGATTGTTGTGGATATCTTTTTACATTAAGACTCACTTTAGCATTACCTATTAGTGTTTTAAAATCAGGAACAAATCTTCTCATTGCAAGAAAAACTTCACCTGCAACTTTAGGACCACTTGCTCTACCTCTTGCATCTCTACCTCTTGATTCTAAATCTATGTCATAAGATTGTATAAAAGAAGGGACAACGGTTGTTGAACCATCAGGATTAACCTGATCATTTCCAACTTCATGTTCAAATAATATACTCTGACCTAAACCAGACTCACCTATAATTTCTGGAAAAGTTCCTGTTGCAGAACTATTAAATTTTGTTGCAAAAGGATTTTTATATATAGTTGCATCCATCCAACTTGTTCTTGCTTCTGTTCCTGTATACCAAACACCACCCGGTACACCTGCTGATTCTGCATAATTAAATACAACATACTTATCATTAAATGTAGAACCTTGTGCTGGATAAGACCACGTTATTTCTGTAAATAAATTATTTAATCCTGCAGATACTTGTTGTCCTTTTGTAGTATCAAAGTTATCATAAACAAAATCTTCAACCGTGCATGGTATTGATTTAACTGTACCATCAAACAAAAAGAAACCTTTTGGACTTAACCAGAAAGCAGCACCATCTATTTCTACAACTGCATTCTTACCTATCAATCCACAGTTTGTTCCTACTTGTTCAAAACCAAATGTAAAAGGTGATCCTATAAATTTCATTGTATATAATGCATTGTCTGTCCACACCAGAATAACTTCTTTTGCTTTTATAGCACCCATAATTTTTGTACCGTCTTGAAGCCTTTGTGTTCCTGCAGTGTTTGTTGCAGAAGGTGTATAAGTATTTATATCTTCTTGGTCTGAAAATCTTATAAACATATCATCTTGTGTCGTTGCTGTTCCAATAGTTGTTTCTGTTCCAAGATGAATTAAGTGTCTTGTTGTTGGTGACACTAGCGTTACTCTTGATGCTGTTGGATTGTTTGTAGTTGCAAATCCAGAAGTGGATGTTGATGCTCTTGTAGTAAAGCTTGCTGCAATAGATGCATCCCAAGTAAATGTTTTACCGTTTGCAATCGTTGCAATAAGAACCTGTCCAAAATTATCTAGTGACCATAATCCTGGTTCTAGTGTTACTGTTGCGGCGTTAACCGCATTACCAAAACTTGTAAAGTCTGTTGCGTTAGACACCGTTGCACCACTGCTGTGTGCTTGTCCGTTAGATGTTCCAAATGTTGCTGTACCTAAAGCTCCTCTGGTAATACCAGTTAAATCATTTGAACTTATACCTGTATATGAAATTAACTCACTACCAACAGCTATGGTTCCACCACCTGTTGGAAAACCAGTTGTAGATGTTAATGTAACGGTAGACCCTCCGCCCGTTCCTGTAGTGTTTGCGCCCAACGATCCATTTAAAGTTGTCGTGGTAACACCAGTTACAGTTCCTCCATAATTACCAATACCAAATCCATAACCATAAGACTGAGCGGAGGGCCCTACCTTTTCATATGGTTTTAGATCTATACTTCCACCAGACGCAGAGTTTACTGTGCTGCTAAAAGTTATAGTAAATGTTTTAGAGGTTGGAACTGTAATAACCTGAAAAACTTTGTCTTCAAAATCAGAATTAGATTTACCTGTACCTGATGGTAAGGTTACGTTATCAAATAAAACTATATCGCCTATCTCTAAACCATGATCGGCAGATGTTGTAATAGTGACAGTTGTACTTCCTGTAGATGTAAAAGTTGCACTTGATATAGTAGACGCTAATGGTGAAACATCATAAAATCTACCTTCAAAATATATAAGTAAAAATTTATCTGTTCCTATCGCAACATATCTATTACCCTCAAGATCAACAAACGAGTGTAGTTTTCTAGCGACACCAACAATAGATTCATTAACAAGAGAAGACCAACCACCAACTTTTTCTGGTAGTCCATATCTAAATCTAACATTATCAGAGTCAACCCAACGTTGCTCTGCACCTGCCTCTGTGCTTTGCTTGTCGATCCCTGGTTTAAATTTAAAATCAATTAGAGCCATGGTCCGTGCTCCTTATGCCGTGTTTGTCTTGAATGACCAGCCTCTTGTTGAATCTATGAATACCAAAGTGACAGCCTGACCGTTAGTTGTCAATTCAAGATTGGCTGCTGATGAATTTATGTTAGAACCGTTTCTGGCAACTGTGACTTTGTTAGATCCAAAAGTGCCTCGTGCATCTATAATAACAATTTCTTGTCCAACACTTGGAGACGCTGGTAAAGTTACTGTTATAGGATTTGTTGTTGTATTTGCAAATATCTGATCACCGTCTGTTGATGTATACGCTGTGATTGTTCCAGAATCTAAAGTCACATAACCTTTTTTTTGTAAACCAAGACTAACATTTGTTCCGTCAGAATATATCAAAGATGTTGATCCTATTGGTAATACGACTCCACTTCCTGACACAGTTTTAACTGTTATTGTATATAACGCAGAGGTGCCTCTAGTTGTGGCATCTTGAAAAATAATAATTCTTTCAGAACTATCAGGTATAGTTATATTTCTATTTGCACCTAATGTACCAGTAAGTTTGATATATAAATTTTTACCATTAGACGTTGCTCCTTGGTCTAATGCTAGTGCTAAATCACCAGATGCTAAAGCTGCAGAGCTTAAATAACCAGTAGATAATTGTTCTAATATCTGTAGATTTGTATTAGTTATAGTGCCCCATAAACCAGATTTTTCACCTGTTGTAATAAGTTCTAGTTTTGAGTTTGTTGAAAAAGTAGATGCCATATTAATAAGGTTTTATCTCGACCCAAGTCTGAGTTGCTCCTGGATCAATTTCACTCCATGTTATTGCTGAAGCATCATTAACTGTTAATGTTAAAGGTGATGCATCAGGCGTTATATTTGCGTCAGCAATTATACTAACAGACCCTGTAGCCATCGTCAATGCGTTTCCGGTTACAGAAGTTACTGCAGAAGCCTCGACTGTTACCGTTCCAGCACCCAACGTGAAAGGTATGCCACCAGGAGTTACGTTAGCATCTGCCTCGATGGTTACAGTTCCAGCACTGATTGTAAGCGCATTTCCTGTTACTTCAAATACAGAACCCGCAAGGGCTGATGCAGCTCCAACAGATACTGTAAGTGCATTACCTGAAACAGTGACATTTACATTTGGGTCGAATATAGATGTTGCTATTGCATTAGCTGATATTGCACTGTGACCAAGCATTTATTATACTCCTACGTGTCACCTAATCTATAAACAATAAATCTCATAAAATCCATTGTCACACTTGTATTATTTGTATTAACACTCATTCTAAATTTTACTTGTGATGTATCTGTAACATCTAAAATTGTTTCTGCTGCTTGAAAATCTCTACGATTACTTCCACTATTCATACCACCAGAACTAGATGCAGCAGTGCTATAACTTGAATTATCTGTAGTTGCTTGAATTGAACCAAAACAACTACCACTTGCTTGATTATTTCCTGCCCAAGTAACCATAGCATAAACTCTATAAATACCTGTTGTGGGGAAAGAAAAAACTCCTGATGATTCTGTTAAAGCAGAACCAATCTGTCCATATCTTGCATTCGTTAATCTACTCCATCCTGCTGTAACAACTTCTTCAGTAAATGCAGAACTAAAAGTGTGATCTGTACTTGTTGACCATTGATCTGCTTGTTCAATTCCAGCTATAAAACTAGTTGCACCTGTACCACCATTCGCTAATGGTATTACTCCTGTTATTGCGTTTGCTCCACCTAATCTAGTTAATGCCATAATTTATACTCCTAACTTATTAATTTAAAGGCTGTAAAAAAACTTCCAACTCGAAATTTTGCTGTTCCACTTGCAACATGTGGCTGTCCATATATCTCATAATAATCGCTTCCATTTCCTGTTACGATTTTACTTAAACTTGGAGACATACTATTAGAATTATTACTGTAAGTATCGTTTCTTGTATCAAAAACTTCTGAACCATTTTTATAAAGTTTTATTCTAGCTTCTTGTAAAATGGTATTTGAACTTCCTCCCATTATTAAAACAGAGTGTATTAGATATGTATTTCCGTTAGCTGGAACAAATCTATAATTAGAAGAATTATCATATTCGCTACCTGTATCAAAATCCTCTGTTTGAAAAGTTACTTTAGTGTTTGCACTAGCTGTAAGACCTGTTTGCTCACTTGATAATCTTGCATAAAAATATGGAGTGTTAGCTCCACCAACAGCTGCGCCGTCATTCTGTAAAGTTCCTATAATATTTGTCGTGTCACCAGATGCACCGATGGTAATCGTGTTACCACTTTCGTTGATAATGTTATTACCGTCTGTGTCCTGTATCGTGTCTACTTTTAATATACTTGTCATAATTTTCCTATTCTATTAATCTAAATCCACTAAATTCAACAAGTTGAGCATTTTGAGTGCTTCCTGCAGTGTGTCTAAAATAAATTTCAAAATAATCGCTAGCACTTACATTTTCAATATTAGAATGTAAATGAACTTGATAATCTTCATGAACATGAGAAGTATTTGCTACCACACCTCCATTTTTATATAGACTTACTTGTGCATAATCTGTGCTTACAGTATTAGGAAAATAAACTCTTGCAGTAAAAATATATTTTCCACCTTTACCTGATGGAACTGTAAATTTATCAGAGGCAAATCCACTATCACTATCAAAAGTTACAGTGTCAGCACTTAATTTAACAAATGTATTATTAGCACAAGAAGTATTACCACTGTTGCTAGCTTTAAAATTTGGAGTATTAGTTCCACCAACACCTGTTTGTGTTGCACCTGAAGGAATAGTAATAGTCTCTCCAGATTGACCAATAGTAATAGTCCCTGATCCGCTGCTTGTTTGTATATTCGATACTTTTAATGTTCCGTTTGCCATAATTTTTAACTACTACTTATTTTAAATCCACTCATTCTAGAGATAAATGATTTTGCTATATTTGTATTTGCATTAGCTGAAGAATTTATAAGAATATATGTTTCTATATAATCTCCTTCAGACAAATCTTCTATGGTGTAAACTGTTTTACCTATTCTTTGCGCATCACTAGTGTTACTTGTTCCAAATTCATTTCTTGCAATTGAAGATCCATTTTTATATATCACTACATGGGTATCTCTATTATCATTAGCTGATGCAGTATCTCCTCTACCAGTCGCAAGTAAAAGATATTTTCCTGCATCTCCACTTTGAACAGTATATCTATGATTTGTTGTAACATCAACGCCACCACCACTATCTAAATCTGAAGTATCAAATTGAATTTTGGTATATGTATTATCGGCTATTCCTGTTTGATCACTAGCTAACCTCATTTCAAAATATGGTGTATTACTTTCTCCAAACCCTGTAGCTGTTCCAGAGTTAGCGATTGTAACGCCTGAGGGAATACTTATTGTATCTCCTGATGTGCCTAGCGTTAGCGTAGTGCCTGTAGCTGGATCGACTTGATTTGTTTCTAATTTACTCATTATAAAATTACAAATGTACTCCCTGATGGAATCGTGATTGTACCACTAATAGTCACTGGTCCAACCATCGCTCCGTTTGTTGAGCTCGCCATTGACAATGATGACAATGTCTGAGCGTTCTTTACAAAAAATGTAGAGGCTAAACTTCCGGCTGTTACTGTCGAGTCGGTTGGTGTACCGATGTCAAAAGTATTACCGAGAACGACACCAAAAAAAGTATCAGAGCTAGCAGGATTTCCTGTAAAAGTTATCTGGCTACCGGATATCGTAAATGCGCTCACGGGTTCTTGTACGACTCCTGAAATAGAGATAATACAACTAGCTTCGTTTCCTGGAAGCACAGCAGTACCCCCGACCGTTAAGTTGAACGGCCCTGCAGTTGATCCAGTGAACGACGATGATATGTCGTCTAATATTTGATACGCACCCGTTTGGGGAGCTTTGCCAACGTAAGCCATATGTTTTTATCCTTTACTCTGTTGGGATTGGATTGTCAGTCTTAACTTTTGCCACATGGTCTTTCCATGTAGAAGTGCCGTCCACAGAATCGTGGTACTGCATGTCAAGCTGGTCACCCAAATCACCATAGGCCGCTCTTCTTGCAGCTCTTGCAACGTTTTGTCTTTCAGACAAATCAGCAGCAGAGTCTAAAGCGTTCAGTTGCTCGTCAGTAGGTTTTGCTACACTAGAAATATTCCATTCCTTAATGTAAGGACCTTGACCGTTCGAGTCATCCTGAAGTAGAACGTCTGTTCCAAAATCAACATTTGCTACGCCGTTGTTAGCGCAATATTGTTGAACTTTAGTTGATAGTTGTGCCATAGTTTTCCTCCTTATTCTCCGTTATCTATAACAGTGTTTCCTTCAGAAATCCACTGTTGAATTGCTTGATAGTCTTTGTTTGCTTCGTCATTTGGTACATAAATGATATTATCATTTTCTAATGTAACTTTTAAAACATCAGTTGTTAATGGTCCTATTGATGGTTGTGTTTCTACTTTTTTAATAATCATAATTATAACTCCGCATCAAATGAAATAGTTGCAGTTGATTGCATATGTAGTCCAGTAGCATTTCCTGCTGATAGTGATCCTTGACTTGATCTTGTAAATATAAACCCATTTTGAGTAGTTGCAGCTGAATACAAAGCTATAGAACCTATAGCATTATCACTAGCTGGAGCTGTCCAACAATTAAGAGTTCCTGTAGTAGAAAGACTTGGTAAAGCTCTAAATTTAGTTATAGCAGGCAAACAACCAATGGCAGTCTCTGAACCATAAGCTTGTAAGACAGTCAATACAGTATTAGAACTTTCTTTTTCAAACTTTTGAAAATATCTCTGACACCTTAATAAATTTGCATCAACAGGCAAAAACTCAAAATCAGATGCAATTGTTCCAGCTTCTAATTGTACTCCTGTAACATACCATTCGTTTGATGTGCTGTCTGCAAGATTGACTTGACCTACTGCTCTGTTTGCAGCTGTATTTGTTCCCCAAGAAGTTTGTAAAGTTCCAGATGTAAAATTAGTTCCAGCAGCTAACCAAAAATCTATTTCAAAAGATGCAGCATTATCATTATCTAATGCACCAGTTGTGTCACCAGCAAAAGTTATTGTTTTTTTCTCCCAAGTATCAGCAGAAGAAATTGTATAAGATTTTGAAATTTGTCTTGAGTTATCATGATCATATATTAAGACAATATAAGTTCCAGTTTTATTACTTCTTACCCAAAAAGATAAAGTTAAACTTTCAGCAGATGAAGTTCCTTTTTTTAAATATTGTAAATTTTGACCTTCAATTTGTTGTGCATATATTAAAAAACTATCAGCGTCTAATGTTCCTTTTGCTGTAGTACAATCTAATTTAGTTGATTTCGCAAATCCTTGACCAGTTGGAACTGTGCTATCTTGTGTTACTGTCCAAGTTCCAGCATCATCATATTGAAATTGCATTCTGTCAACTGTTGGATACTGAGAAGTAGCAGAGCTTGCTGTAATTCCAGTAGTTGAAGTTCCTCTTTGAGCAATGCTCATATCACCATTAATAATTATATTTCTAAAATTTGGTTGGTTTGTGCTTGTCTCTAGTCCTGCTGATTCTATTTTATCTATTGCCATATTATGCTCCCATTAATGCTTTTATTTCCTCTTCTGTAAGACCTAAATCTAACAATTTTTGTTTTCCTGATGTTTTGTTAGCTTCATCATTTGTTTCTTTTTTTTTATTATCAATTTCAATTTTTTTTGTTTCATCAATAGTAATCATTCTCCAACTCCATCTGTTAAATCTGAATCTGATACAGTCCAAGCATCTCTATATGTTCTATCGCTTGATATTTCAGATACGTCTACAATTTTATATTTAAATCCAGTTGGAACATCTTTTTTAGCAATTTCTTCAATGGTTAAACCACAATTAGCAGGAACAATTATTGCTACTGTTCCATCTGTTTTTTTATATATTATTCTTTTATCCATATTTAACTTCCAAAAAATACTGCTTGGTTTGTATCTCTGTCATAACTGTTACCATTTATATCTCTTGAGAGAAAAATTGCTGCTGATGTAGAACTTGGTTGACAAGTTGGAACACTATTACCCGTTATTGTTTGTGCAGTACAAACATAATTGGTGTCTGAAAAAGCATTTGTAAAATTAATAGCATAACTTCCTGTTCCATTGTCAGTAATACTGCTCACATTAAAACTACTACTAATACTTGGAGTTCCAGTTCCATCAAAATTTACCCATGCTTTTGCTAATTGACTTGAATTAACTATTAAACTTACATCAATTCTTTTTAAAACTCCTGCATCACTAATTAAAAGTTCATCTGTAGAAGCAGGGGCAACAGCAAGTTCTGTTTGACCAGAAATAATATCATCATTAAGTTTTGCAGCAGTAACTGAATCTGCAGCTAATTGTGATGCAGCAACAGACCCTGCAGGAGCATTTACTGTTCCTACTGCTCTACCTAGAAATACACAGTACATCTCATCAGTGCCATTTGTTAATGCCGCTGATAATGTAAGAGTTGTGCCTGATGCAGTGTATGCTTTACCAGATCCTGGTTCTTGCACTACATTATTGATTACAAGTCTGATATCGTTTTCGTTAGTAACACTATGTGATAACGTGTACGCGGTCTGAGAATTTACAATTGTAAATACCTGTCTCTCGAAACTTATAAAACTTCTTGCTGGAACGTTTCCCAAATAAGCCATGAATCTCCTTACGTACTAATTGCATCGACAACAGACATCCAAACACTTAATGAACTTGCAGTGTCAGACTGTGCTTTTACCACGTCTCCCGATTCAATTACTATTTTACTTCCGCCATCGATAAGCTCGAGCGATCCACCCGGAACGATTGGCGCATTTTTAATTAAGTAGTGGTCCTGAGAACCACCTGTTACAGAAGATGTGATAAACACATCTGCATTTATTGTTGATGTTGTAATATTAGCTAAACGAACAGAGATAATTGCATCATCAGAATTACTTGTATGTACTGCTGTTGCTGATGTCCCTACTGCGTTTAAACCATATCTTTCAAAATCTTGTGCCATATTACTCCTTTACTATAAGGCGATTGCCATTGCAACCGCAAATCCTGCTGATACTCCTGCAGATCCACTGGAAGCAGCGGTAACCCTACCTTTAGCGTCTACCGTGATTGATGAATTTGTATAACTAGCTGCTGATACACCAGAATTAGCTAGTGTCAATGCCCCGCCAGATGCTATCGTTGCATCTCCAGACATGTCTACTTCTTCAAATGATGTGCCATCAGCTACTAAAATTTTATTAGCCGTATTTGTCGGCATCTTTAATTTAGATCCAACAACAATATCACCAATTGTAGTTAAATTAGAATTAACTTTGTTAGATACAACATTAACAAAATTACCCATATATGCATGAGATGAACACTGATAATATAAAATATTAGGTGTATTCTCATCTACAGCTATTTGTGTATACGCACCAGAACTACCAGCAGTTCCGTTTGTAGTTACGTTAGTTGTATATGCTGTAGATTTATCTGCCTCTAAATAAAATCTTAAAGGGTGTGAACTGTTTGATGAATCAGATTGATCAAATCTATAATAATACGGATATGATGAATCTGCGCCAGATAATGTTATTGCTGGAGATTCTAATCCATCAAAATAATATGCGTTAGCTGATGCTCCTCCTGCACTTTGATAAGGATGATTACCTGATTTAGAAGCAACTGTAACTGTAATAACTTTTGGTGCTGAAGATGAACCATATTCTTCTGGTGTAGGTAAACCTATTTTTGCACCGGGAACTGTACAAAATACTTCTTTAGTCCCTGCAGAAAAATCTACAGCAGCATCACTATTAGAACTGGAGATAATATAAGTTCTAGTTAATGTGCTTGCTCCTGAATTTAAAGTTCCAAAACCAACTTCAAACTCTGCTGTTCCAGTAAGAAATATACAATAGTAAGTAGTGTTGTTTCCACCAATACCTGCAGAAAAAGTTTCAAAACCTGTTACTGCACCGGCAAGTGTAAACGCACCTGTTCCTGTAGTTGTACTAGTTTCTTTTACTCTGTCGTTTAATTTAAACGCCATTTATTTTTTCTCCTATTACGATGCTAAACTTATAATAGCATTAGCTGGTGTTCCAGTAGCCGGAAATACAATTTTAAAATCTCCGTTTGTAGCTGTCTTTGTTCCACCAAAATCTAAAACTACAACTAACTTATCACTGTTGGTATCATTGTATATCGCACCAAAAGCAGCTGAGAATGTTGCACTAGAAAATGTTAAATCATCAAAATCAACAAAAGATGTTGCACCTGTAGTAACCGATTGGTTTTGTAAAACAAGACCAGTTGTTGTGTAACCACTGCCACCACCTGAGCTTACCTCGTTAGTTGTGTCGTATGCAGTGCTTGATGTCGTATATGGATTAGACGTGTACAGAGCTAATTTAAAACTATTTCCACCACTCGCAAAATTGTGCGTGCCTGAAAGTAATTCAGCTTTAAATGAATTAGGTATTACGTTTGCCATTTATTATCTCCTTAATTATGGTGATGGTGATTGTAAAGGAGTACGAATAACACCATCTTGATATTCGTCTCGGCGTCTTCGACCCATTTGTTCGATCGAGTACGATTGAAGAGCTCTTCTATATGAAGCTTCGTAGTATTGTAACATATCTGCTGGACCTTTCAAGTACCCATATGCCTCTACAAGACATGCATATAAAAGCAGATCCTGATACTTATTAGACACATAAGTCCCGTTTGTTGCTGCCGCAGCTCCAGTTGGTTGTGTTGTATCTGTAATACTAAAAGGTTGTTTTACATAAGCTAATGTTATTTCATAATTAGCATTTGGTGTGGGTGCCACTACCCAGAAATTAGCATCCCAATTAGCATAATATTTAGGAATCCCAGATGCCGTATCGGGTGTATCATAAAAAGTTGCCATATAACTAGCTTCTTTTTTTTCTAAAAAAGTTTGTACGTTTGGCGTAACATTTGTATCTTTTAATTGAACGTATCTTATACTTCTAAGGTCCGATGGTATTGTAACATATCTATTTCCTGTAACCAATGTTGAGGTTGCATAGAATCTATTATCATCTGAATCAGACTCTCTATATATTCTGTTTTCTGCATTTTTTATTATAGGATCAAGGACGGAATCAGAAAAAACAGAGCTATCCACCTCTGTGTAATTTCTTATATCTTCTTGCAAATTAGCTAAAGTGTATGCCATTATGCAACTATCTCCTGACAAATAGGACAAGATTTTCTAAATCTTTTATGACCGGAACAATGTTTTGGTTTAACAGAATTTTCGTTTTCATAAACAGGCACCTCTGGTTCCGGAGATGTTAAATATAATTCTGCATGTTCGTCTATATCTTCTGGACATGCACATTGTTTTATTCCAAATAATTTACAAAAGAAATTTTTAATTTTTTTAATCATGCTGTTACCGTTACTGGTCCCGCTGATGCAGAACCACCTCCTCCTGTCTCACTTATACTAGATGTCGTAGCTGTTGCAAAGGTATAATTATCATCATCTACTTTTGTGATTGTGTAGCCTGTAGCTAGATTTATAGTGGCTGCAGCAACACCCCCAACCACACTTGCATCTCTAAATCTAACGGTATCACTAGTTGATCTACCATGATCTGGTTCATTCACAGATATAGTTGCAGATCCACTTGTTGTTGTAAATGGATTTAAAGGTAATATTTTTGGAACAGCAGTCTCTATCCTATCTGGTCTCACGTGTCTCAAAGATATTGAATCACCGTTCATGGGTTTTGGTTCTAATTGTGGCTGCTTTGGTTCAAACTCTGAAACATGAACAAATGATCCATTCCATTCTCTGACCATCTCTTTATATGGGAACTCCATACCAGATCTATCTGATATTGCTCTTGCGTATTTACCTGTTGCGTACTTTGCCATTATGTTCCCGGATAATAAGCTTTAGGCGTAATGTGTGTGCTTGAAGCTGATCCGTCCTCCTGTAATGCTCTTTGAAATTCATCTTCATAAACTAATTTCATTCCTTGCATTAGTTGTGGTGCATATTTCATTGATAAATAATATGCTAAACCTGAAACCATACAAGGCACAAACCTAAATGGAATATCAGTTGCATTAGTGTATGCTCCTATATCTTGAATTCTTTTTATAAAAAATATGTGCATATCCTTTGATGCATTAGTTGAATCTGGTGTAGGGTAAACATGAATTCTAACTTTATCAATAAATCTTTCTACCCAGTATTGATTAGGTGTGCCTTTTGACAATTTGTTTGAAAATCCTGCATACGTAGATCTATCTACTTTAGTCATTGGACTATCAGATTGTGTTGTTTGAGTTCTATTAGATCTTAATTGTGCTTCAAGAACATCGGACATACCTGTGATACCATTAGTAGGTGTTGTAACTGCACTTGTTCCATCAGTTGTTGATCTAAAAAAATCGTAGTCTGAT